TGTTGCCGTAGTAGACCATCGAGTGAATAATCCAAACTCACGCAACACAGGATCAATTGCAGCTTGAATATTTGGAAGCTTTGCGTACTTTGTTTTATTAGCCACGGCATTTTTCTCAATGACTGGCTTTTTAATTTGGAAGTTAAGCATTGCCTGATCAAACTGCTGTTTAGCCTGATTAGCCATTACGCGCTCTTGAAGCTCAATCATTTTTTCAAGTTTTGATACGTCTGCATTTGAATCAAGTGCAACACGCTCAATCATGCTTAACATTGGGTCTATATTGTTTTCTTGTTTGGTTGCTAACTCGCTCATATTAAACCGCCTTTAATTCGTCTAATTTTTGGATGAAGTCTTTTATGTCTGCGTCTGTTGCGCTGCTGTTGCTTAAAACATACTGGCAGTTATTGTGCTTATCCATGATGTAAACCCATACTGAGTATGGATTAACTTGTATTGCACCCATATATTGCAAATCCAATTCATTAAAATCCATCACAGCTTGTACAGCTTTTAAAATTAATTGTTTATCCATTTTTCACGCCTCGCTTAAAGTAAGATCACTTTAGCATATTGAAAGATAAAATCAACACTATAATTAAGATAATTTACTAAGATTGCATATATTTTGTATTGTGCTATATTAAATCAAAATAACGGAGTTTCTTAAATGATGACGCTTGAACAAGTAAAAGAGAAGTTACAAGACCGCAACATTGCCGAGGTATCGCGCCGATGCAATCTGCAATACCAAACGGTTTTTAATATCGCTACTGGGCGCAATAAAAACCCAAGTTATAACACCGTGGTTAAGTTGGTCGAGTATTTTAAGGGTGATTGAAATGAGCAAGTATGATTGGACGAATGTGCCATCTTGGGTGAATTGGATCGCTACTGATAGAGATGGAGAGATAACTTACTTTAGTGGCAAGCCTTATATATCTCGGAGATATTGGCTTATTGATGAGCCTGAAGCAAAATCAGAGTCTTTTTATATTAATGATGATGCGTGTCCATGCTGGCGAGATTCACTAGAGGAGCGCCCGAAATGACAATATTCCAAGATTCGATAGTGGTTGTGATTTTCATATTGTTGTTTGTTGTTTTCCTTGCGGTATGCGTTTTGGTTGATTGTGGTTATCGGGCGTATCAAGCTAAAAAAGATCGGGGGTTTTAAAAAATGAAAAATATTATTAGTGATTCAATATGGGCGCATTTCATCATGTTCTTATTTGTTATGTCTGCTATCCTGCCACTGTTTAGCACTATTCCATGGTTAGCTGTTGTGATTGGTTGCGGATACGTCTTTATTTTATTTAATTCCGCAATGCGCATTGCTGATTTTGAAATGAGCGATTTAGGCAAACTGGTCAATAAAATTGAATCAGAACACTATAAAGAAATCCGTGTTAATTGGAAGGTAGAAAAATGAATTTAATTGAACAATTGGGCGGGTATGAAGCTGCTAAGAATCAGGCTAAAGATAAAAGTATTGGTTTTTTAGTTGATATTAATAATGAGCTTTTAGAATACCGCCGCCAGCAAAACATTTTTGAGATTGGCGACCTGTATGTTTTTACTGAGAGGTACAGCAAGCATAGCGTGATTCATAAGGTTGACAGCTTAAACAGCGGTAAAGGTTGCATTCGACATGCGACAGACGAAGAAATCAAAGCAGGGCGTAGACTATGAAAAAACTAGAGTTTGATTTAATCCAGTGGCATGAAGCTTACAAGAAAATTCCAAAAGGATTCACTAGTTTGCAAATGCGGAACTTGAAAAAAGATTACTTCAAGGGCGATGCGTTTAACACGGCGTTTCCTTTGGCTTTGATTGAGATGCCACAGCGTTGGATTTTAGATGGTGTGGTGGAAATAGAAGATGGTAGCGAGTACGAATTTAGTTGGCGACCTGACGGTATTTTGACGTTTACCGACTTGATCAAAAAGAGTGGTCACGCTTGGTCCGAGAAGATGCAAGAAGCTGCGAGCGCTGAATATGCGGTTGCGATTCGATGTGTGGCGCGGGTTTTATGAAAAATTTAAACTCAATTGAGATTGAAAGCACCTTGATGATTGAAAAGCAGCTCAAAATAAGAGAGGTTTGGCTATCAATCGCTTCAAGCGTGGCAAGTGCCAATGATTGCAAAAGGCCATCTATTGCAATAGATTGGGCAAACGAAATAACTGACGCATATATAAAAAGATTTGGAGACGAGGGGTAACATATGAATATAGAAGATAAGGTTAAAGAGCAAGAAGATCGGAAAAAGTTCTTGGGTTCAATTTTTAAAGATGCTGTAAGTGGTATGCAGAAGCCGAAGCGAAAATCAACAAATAGTCAGATAAAAGAATCGAGAGAGGTGTTAATAAATGATATTCTTGCAGAGTTAAGAAATAAGAAGCGATCAATCCCAAAAGAATGGGAACGAGGATTTTTGAGCGCAATGTCAGTTGTTGATGGATTTAAATAGGTTGCGCATATATAGCGTAACTGTAAAAGATTCAAGCTAGTTCGTTTAATTAAAACCAGTGTAGCAAAACGCCCTCTAGCTGAGGGCTTTTTCATATCTGCTATATAAATTTAACTTATTTAAATTTTGTTTTGTATTTGGATTATTGATTTTACTTTAACAACAAATTGTACATAATAGGCAAACAAGGAGATAAATTATGAATGTTGAAAAAATGCCATTGGCTCAATTCCGATTAGCCCCAACACACGAAGTTCGCACACATAAAGAGATTTGCGTGATGGTTCACAAGCGCGAAGCCTTCTACTCTGTAACACCTGAGCGAATGAAAGAGCTTCTTGATGCGGAGCAAAAATTAAAGGAGTTGATGCAATGAACCAATTAATTAACCAGTCAGTCAAAACAATGTCGAGCAAGGATTTTCTTGAAATCATTAATCAGGTGCGTTCTGAATTCAGCGAGCCATCAATCAGGCTAAACAAATTCAATGAAAAAATTGAAGATGAGCTTGAGGGGGAGCACTACACTAAAAGTGCAGTATGGAATGCAAACAATACCAAATCAATTATTTATGATCTAACAATTGACCAATGCATTCTAATTGGCATGAGAGAGTCAAAATCTGTACGGAAAAGCGTATTAGCGATATTGAAAAATAAAGAGGATAAATTTTACATCCCTCAAACTTATGGTGAGGCTTTGCAACTTTGTGCTGACCAAGCAAAGCAATTAGAAATTGCAGCGCCAAAGGTTAAATACTTCGATAAAGTTGCTGACCGAACCACCCTACTGAATGCAACACAGGTGGCGCAAAAGGTTGGTATGTCTGCAATAAAAATGAACCTTCGATTATCTGAGCTTGGTGTTTATAACAAAGCAATTAAGCGCAGCAGAGTATTTCAACAATGGTTTATTGATCAAGGCCTAGGTGAGCTTAAACAGACTGAAACAGGACATTCTCAAGCAATGTTTACTACCAAAGGCGAACAATGGATCATTGAAAAATTTATTAGTGAGGGCTTGGTGTAAGTCAATAAATAATAGATGCGCTCAAAATTGAGCGTATTTTTTTATCTAAAATAATTGATGTTCTAATAAATGTATGTATAATTATAAATATGTTAAATAAAGGAGATTCGAATTGTCTGGTGTAGTTGGTAGATCTGGCGCAAAGCCAAAATACGACATCCTATCTATGGATGTTGGGGAAATAATTATTGCTGAAAACAAAACTACTCCAACCATGGTTAGTTTGATTAATCACCGTCTTAAATACCATGGTGTTTCAGATAGAAAATACTCTTGCCGAAAAATTGGCAATGATGTGCATGTCATTAGAATTTTGTGAGGGTATATGTTTTATTTTAAATTCCATATTGGTGACTATAGACGAGAAACCCAGCATCTAACCTTGTTAGAGCATGGCGTCTATATGACTTTAATGTCCACCTATTACACAAGTGAGCAACCACTTCCAAAAGATGAAAGACAGCTTTTACGCCTTGCTGGTGCTAGAACTGATGAGGAAAAACAAGCTGTACTAGATATTGTTAATGAGTTCTTTATCCCAACTGAAACCCACTGGGTTCACTCTCGGATAGATTTTGAATTATCTGAATACCACTCAAAAGCAGAGGCAAATAGAGAAAATGGCAAAAAAGGGGGGCGTCCCAAGAAAAATGCACCGCAAAAACCCAAAAATAACCCAAGTGGTTTTGATTCTCTTCAAAATAAAACCCAAGTGGTTAGCGAAATAAAACCGAACGATAACCCAAGTGAAACCTTAACCAATAAACCCATTAACCCATTAACCCATGAACCAATTATAGATACACCTTCGGACAAGCCGAAACGTTTTGATTTTAAGAAAGCCTTGGTTGAACAGGGTGGAAGTGAAGAATCAGTGATTGCATTCATGGCTGTAAGAAAAACCAAGAAGGCGACCAATACCGAAAAAGCATTTGAGTTATTTATGAGTAACGTGAACAAGTCAAATATGAGTTTGAATCAAGTTTTGGAGATTTGCATTCAAAGAGACTGGAAAGGCTTTGATCCATCTTGGCTGAATAACCAAAAGCCAAGCTACCAAACAGCAGCGCAACAAACAGCGCAAGAACATGATAAATGGCGTATGGCTGAACAACGTGCATTTGGTGAAAAAGATGTCACGCCACTTGATCAACACTTAATTGGAGAATATAGAAATGTCTAAATTTACGCATGATGATGCAATACGGTTAATCAAAAAGATGCGAATGAATTATGGTAAGAAATTTGCAGACTTGTGGGCAGGTGTTGAGCCACATGAATTGGCTGAAGAGATGGTTGATCAATATCAAGGTTTAACCTCTCAGGATTTTGGTCGTGGTATAGAGCGAATGAAGCGTGAAGAATGGCCACCGACAATTCCTGCTTTCCGATCTTGGTGTGAGCTAAAGTTAAATGGATGGCTTGGTGCAAATGAAGCTTGGAATATTGCCAGAGGTTCAATTGATTTCAACGGGTACGAATTAACCGTGGTTTGGACAAAGGAATGCGCAATTGCGTTTGATGCTGTTGCGGATCAAGTTAAGCTTGGCGACAAGTATCAAATTGCGGAAGCAAAGAAAGTATTTGTTGAGCGCTATGAAAGAATGGTCGCAGAATCGCTTGAGCGTGGCGAGAAGCCGTCTTACCAAGTTTCCTATGGTGATGATAAGGAGCAACGTAAAACAGCGCTTAGAGAGGCGGAGATTGCAGGATTCTTACCACCATCTGAAACTCAGTTAATGATTGAGCATACACAAAGCCCAAATGATGCAGACGCAGAGTCTGTAAAATTTAAAACTACAGCGCAAGAACAACTTGCTAAACTGAAAGGGCTGCTGAAAGTTAATGCGCCAAAACCTGAAAAAGTTGATGGCGAAGATGATTTGAAATTATTTAATCTGCCTGATCGTCTAAATGGCTGGCTTGATCCATTTGATGATCAGGCGGGATATGTTGATAAACTTAAAAAAGAAGGCAAGTCGATTCCAATGGCGATTATGTCAGGTGTTAAAAATGAGTGATATTTTTGAAAGACGACTGGAGATATTATTGTTTATGACCTATGCAACCAATGAAACTACAGTCAAGGAAGTGCATGAATTAGCGACAACAGATTTAACACTAGCAGCAGTAAAGAAAATTGTTCGTGAATTTTTGGAAGGCGGATATATCGAAAGTCGGTTGAATGGTAGAAAATTATTCTATCGACCATCCAAAAAATCATTGCAGTTATTTGGAATAAACAAAACTTAATTTTGGAGAGAGAAATTGAAGCCACCTAAATACAAAAACCGAAAGATTGAGAACAGTGATGGTAAATTTGATTCAGCAAAAGAATATCGAAGATTTAAGGAATTGCAGATATTGCAACGTGCGGGAGTTATAAGCGATTTAACTTGTCAGGCTACGTATGTATTAGCTGAGCCTGTAAAGTTTAGTAGTGAGGCTAGGGCGAAGCCTGCGCTGCGATATGTAGCAGACTTTCAGTATGTTGAAAATGGGAGGCTTGTGGTTGAGGATGTAAAATCTAAAATCACAAAAGAAAACCCAGTGTACCGCATAAAAAAGCACTTAATGATGAGTGTTCACGGTATTGAGGTTAAAGAGGTTTAACCACAGCAAGAAGAACAACAACAGGTAACTCGAAGTTTCTTCAAATTACACCAGATAGTTGGCAGAGAATGAGTCACTATTCTGATCTTCAACACGACAGTTTCGTATAATATTATATAGAGAAATACCCCAAACTGTCGTGTTTTGTAACTGAATTGTAAACACAAAAAACAGCTATATGTAGCACATTTAAAGCATCATAATAGTGGCTAAATAGCGCAATAAACGGATAGAGAAATGAATGATTTTAAAGTAGGACAATTAGCAAGAAGTAGAGTGGAGGGAGAGGTGGTTCAGATTAGGAGAATTAAGTTTAAAGATGGTGAGTGGATGCTAGGTGTTGGAAGAATTGCATTCACTTGGGTTTTCGCTAAAGATTATGAGAAGTATTGAATCCTGACTGACCATCATATATATTAATCAGATCACAACTCGTTTACGCCCCGACCACCTCCATGATCGGGGTTTTTTTATATCAGCATAGTGAATATATATATTAGAAAAATGATTTGATTTATTATTGTAATACGACATAATAGTCTTATTGAAACGAAACAAAAAAAGGAAATTGAAATGAAATTAACAAACGCAGAAGTGATCAAAGATTGTCGCGCAGAAGCTAAAAAACACGGTTTAACTTTCAAAAGAAGCGAAAGATTAACAATCAATGGCAACCCAGCGTATCTTTACGCAAAACGCAACACTGGTGAAGTTGTACGCAGCAATATTACGCTTGGCTTGGCATATAACATTGCTTGTTCAGGTGAGCTTTCTGACTATGCATAATGATCGAAAAAAGAAATACGAAAAGAAGCGGACAAATAAAACCGTTTCTTTCATCCATAAAGATGATTCGGAGTTGCTGGAATGGGCGAGCAACCTTGAAGATTTCAGCGGCACGGTTAAAAAAGTTTTAAACAATCATAGAAAAGGCGAGAAGCGATGAAAGATTTAAAAATACATGTAGCGAACGAAGCGGAAAGCAAAGAAGCGCAAGAGTTGTTTTTTGAGTTGGGTTATGAGTGGCAAGGCAGAGGCAAAGAATACTTAAAGTGCGAACTCAATGGTTTTTATATATTAGCCAGAATAAATAAAGAAATGTCTTATTGTGATGTGTCAGAGGTTGATTTTAATTCAAAAAATAATAGCTATTCATTTTTTAAAACAATCACCCTACAACAACTTCGCGACATGGTTAATCCTATGAAAGAATATTTAGAAAAACAGGCAGACGGCAGTTACGAGCTTGTGATGCGTGGCATTGTTGGGAGAGATGATGATATTGAAGTTCCTGAGGGTGCGGATATTTATGTAACAATTTCAACCAATAATCTTTTCTATAAGGACAATTTCAAATACGTTTATCACGGTGAATGGATTGCAACTGTTTATTGTGGTGAAAACTTAGAATTTTGGAAAAAAATGCCAGTACTATGGCAACGCCACACACAGCCCGAAGAATTGCCTTTCGTGGATTCTTTAAACGACCAATACGCAGAGATTGAGCAGGTGCGAAAACACCGCCACTATTTCAAAGACGTGTCAAATATCGCTGAGATTGATGTATACACCGTTTTAAAGCTGTTTGATGTAACAGACCCATGCTTACAGCACATTGTTAAAAAAGCTTTATGTGCGGGCAAACGTGGGCACAAGGACATGATGGAGGATTTGAAGAATATCGTTGATACAGCAACCCGTGCCGTTGAACTTAACTCGTAGGTGTGGTTATGAACAAACCAAACCCAACCCTAATCCGTCAATGCATGGTTGAGTATGCAAACCAGTTAGGGCGACCGCATTTTGAAGTGTGTGTGGTGAAACGTGTTGTGAACTCATTTGCGACTGGTGTTGATGATGTTTTCAAGCCAGTGATCGAAAGTATGATTAACGATAAAAATAAGCGCAATGCATCAAACCGCAGACGTGAATTGCTAAACGAGTTTTGTGAAGATCATTCATACATGAAATTAGCGGTGTTGTCTGAAATGTCAGCGCCAACTATGAAGAAGATACTTGTTGGTCAGTTGGATTGCAGTGACGATCAATGGGCTAAAATATTAAACGCTTTCGAGTTGATGACATGAAAGAACTAGAAATGTGGTGCATGTTTGGGTATGGCAGAAAATTGGCATTGTGTGAAAAGATAGGATGCAGCCGCCAAAACTTAGAGCAACTAATCAAATCCACATCAAATAAAAAAAGTTATGCAAGTGGAATGAGCCAAGTTGAGCAAGACGAAATGTTTAGCATCGACAAGGCAAAACGCAATATGATCCGCGCTGCTGAGCATATTGCGCATGATGATTTAACGGTTCAGAAGAAAGCGCATTTTGAGTTGGTGCGTTGGGCAGACATTTACGCAGATTTGAATAAGGTGATGAAATGAAAATTGAATTAGTACGTTTTGAGGATGGATTGGCAGACTTCGAGATTGGTGATTTAACGGCACGCTGTAACGTGTCTGATTGGGATTTAAATGAGTTTTTGAATGGTGAATTGATTATCAAGCCTTATGCATGGTTCGATATGAATGACGATGAAGTGGCAAAGCCTGAATGGTTCGGACGCAAGGAGCTATTTGAGCTGAACAATGTATTTGAGCGTAGTTTAAAGTGACAAAACCAAAAGGAGCTACGCACTACGATTTCAAGAAGTCGTGTTTTTATAAGATTAATGAGAGGATTTATAAATACAACGGCTTTGGGTGGTGCGAAGTTAAGGAAGTTAATTTAAATAATTGTATTGAGGTTTAAAAAAATGATCGAACTAAAAAACGCGGTAAATGAAGCGAAAATCAAACTAGGCTTGAGCAATTCTGAGTTGTCTAAATTGATCGGGTATTCGCGGAACTATATCAGCGAAACCTTGCGGATCGGCGCAAGCACTGAGAAGCAAGCGGAAGTTATCGGCAAGATTAAAGAAGCCGTAGCGGTTGAGTTGGTTAGTCGTGGGGTGTGTGGTGTCAGCTCGCCAATTGAGCGAAGCCAAGACGTTACTTCTGATTTTGTGAGAAAGGATTATCACGAGCAGGAGGTGGCAAAGCTTAGAGCAGCATTGGTTTTCTCAAAAGCTCCTGAAGAACATGCACAGAAGATCAAAAATCTGTCTAACGACCTGGCAATCTCCAGCCGTGACAAAAATTTCATGAAGAAGAAGTTGCAAGATAAAAACGCAGTCATTAACTGGCTTATGGCATCGAATGTATTTTTTATTCTGTTTTTAGTGGCTAAGTGCGTGGGGTGGGTGTGATGAAAAGTTTTGAGGAGCAATTTGTCCATGAGTTTTACATGGGTAAGAACAACAAAGGCGAGTATATTGACGATAGAACAAGGATGGCTAGTTTTT